CCGCTTACCACGCGGGGCTCTCTTCTAGCTACTCGTCTTCAGAGACGAAAGCTAGAAGGGTCGATCCGCAGCCATCCCAGGATGAACTGCGCCAGTGGTCCTTCTTTTTAACGAGAAGGTTTGATCCATCCGAGTTCGAAACCTGACCTTGACGGTCTGGGTTCAGAAAGGAAGGATTCCGTAATTTCCGAGCAAAATAAGCCAGATGATCTCTACGTTTATCACTCTTTCGAGTGACAGAACGTGAGACCGCTGACAAAATCTTGACGGAATCTACGTAAGGTCCAGCCCAAATATAGTCCTCTTTAATGAAGTACTCATCGTACTCCACCAAAGGACCAATACCTGGGCTTCTCTGACCAAAACGTAGTCGGCACTCGTCGCGCACGAGCTTGGCTGCCGCGTTGAACTCCTTTCGGAGGTCAATACGTATGCCAGCACGCACAAGACGATTATGGAGGCGTACAAAATCATGAGCCGTTGAGCAGACATCTTTCTGATAGCAGGGAGTAACTTCCTGACCGTCAAAATAATGCTTGCCACAAGACTCATAAAAGCGACTGCCTCCTCCAAACGACTTTTCATGGTTAAGTACGAAGCCTGCCCATGTGAGGATTTCCCTCACAGAAGCATCGTCTCGATTCGAAACCACGAGGTCGTCACCGTATACGAAAACATCATCGGTGCTAACGGCGCTGCACAAGGCGTAAAAGATAAGACTCTCTAGCTCAAAAGTAAAGGCATTGCCCATACTCGAGAACTTTGAGAGATAAAATCGTTCACCCTTGTACATGGTCGTAGGACACCTGACCGAGCAAAGGAGGTCATACCACTCACGTGGCAATAACAACTTTACCAAGTTGATGCAAAGCGTGTCACTCGCGGATGACAAGTCTAGGGTTGAGAAGCCCCATTCTTGTGCAATGCGAGCGAGATCCTGATTGATCGTCTGGTCATTCAGATCTACGCCAGAAAGCTTGAGACGTTTACGAATAAAGCGGCCAATGCCTTGCTGAACATAACTGTTCAGTGTTGGCTCGGCCGCGATAGGACGATCCGTCTTAGCGTTCTTTGGAACCATCACCATACGGTTTGCTGACACAATCTTGAGACTGCGAAAGGGACCGACGAGCGACGCCAGATAACGGTCGCCGGATAGAATCCGGCACACCACTGGTATCGCGTCGAAAGTGACGGAAGGTCGACATGATTTTTCGGCATGTGTGGCACCCCGACGTAAGTCGAAGGTGGCACCATTACCGAACCGGCATGAGTCAGATATATCTTCCATCCTTACCGGGCCGAGGATCTGAGCAATTTTACGCTGAGCAGCAATGATTGCTGCTGGCGCCACAGAGTATAACCCTGTGGAGGACTCAGATTCCAGTCTCCGGTTTGTAAGGAAGCACATCTTCTCGGAGTTCATCCAAGTAGCCAACGCAACTTTGGAAGTACTAATGCCAACCTTGAAACCCTTCCACTTACGCAGAAAGGAAAGATAAGCATAATCCTTCTTGAATTGCAGGGCAGACTCATACTCATTCGGCTTAATATCTTTCTTGACATAGTCAAGCCAAGAAGTTTCGCTGAATGTCGGAGTGAGGAGTTCACGCAAAATCCGGGTAACCCGGATTTCAACACTCTCGGAGTGCTGCGTTTGCTTCATAGGCGGCTTCTTCTTAGAAGAAGTAAGGGACTACGAGATGTAGACCAGGTTCTCGACGGAGGCAATTACTTGCGCATCCGCCAAGGCCGAGGCCATCATCTTGCGAAGATCCTTCCGATTCAGAAGTGAACTGCGCTCGGGCAGGACGAAGTCCGAGAAGGCACGAGGCGTGTAGGACACGGTCGGGGCCGGAATCATGCCTGCAGAGTTGTTTGACAACGTCTCCAGGACAGGTTCCGACAGTTCGACACGTACCCGATAGCTCCGGCCATCAGACGAGGTCTTGCCGTTCGGGGCAGGCGGGCGCTTGAGGTCGACGGTCAGCCGCCAAAAGCCAATTGCATTGGCTTGGGACTGATCTTCGAAAATCATGACGCCGTTCTTGTCCCGACCGATCGGTACGAAGGTGTGATTCACAGGTGTTGCCTGTGCGTCCGCGAGGACGATGTTAGAAGCCATTAGGCTCCCTTTCTTGAGTAAGAGGTCAAAAACCTCTGAAAATGAAAGCTTACATGCGAACGATGTTGCGATAATGGATGTTTCTGCTCCGGTTCACGCGTTCGCGATAAATTTCTTTATCGCGAGCACTTTGAGCCTTCGCAGCACTACCAGGATCAACAACACCTTTCGCGCCAAGAAACTGCGCCAAAAGCGCAGCTCCATTGAGTAAGCGAGACGAGCCCAGGTCAACCTTGAACTTCGGCTTCCCTGGTATCGGATATTGGGATAAGATACTGCGGTTGAACCGCAGTCCACTTATTTCGCCCATACGTTTATCGTCACCGGGCGGGTAAGTGGTTATCTTATCATAATTCCTCACCGATCCACTAAATGCCGCGAGATCCGAGCGGTAGCCGCCCAAGAAATCGTTATTGTAGAGCAAATAGGTTTCCATATTTTGGAGGTATCCTCCTATATCAAGAAACCAATCCACTACAAACGAATATGGCACTAGTTCCCACGCTATACCAAGCGGATTCATAGACATGAACCTTGCTATATCATGGTCATGCTGAACCATAGAAAGCCCCAATGTCGTAGACACTTTCATGCCTACGTTATGAGCTTTAAATGATTCAGAACCATAATATAGATTCAAGGTCACAGTGTCGGCTTTATAGCCAGGATCCGTTCCACGGACACGGAACTTCTTTGTGGTAGTGAACACGCGACGCAGACTTTCGTCTGCGGCGCCGAAGATGGAAGACATCAAGGGTTTAATCCCATACATGTATTCCAACCTCGCGTTCGCCATTGCACGAAGAGTACCGAAGCGTCTTTTAAAGAAGAGCTTCGTATAGTCAACTGCCCGATCTTGCAGCTTGAGCATCCTATGCACTTGACTTGCTTGGGCGAAGTCGACGGAGAGGTTTAAATCTCCCCGAACGATATCGTTAAGCTTATCAAGTGCACGGGCGTAGCTGTTTGCATACGAGATCGGAGGCGTGAAAACGACGCTGTGAGGCGTCGTTCCCATGCAGTTGCCATTAGCGAAGATGACCTTTCCATCAACATAACTACGCAGATAATCTCTCGTGCAGACAATTCTGTCACGATAAAAATTATATGCGTGTATTGGCGGTGGGCTGATCTTCAATCGCGGTCCGACGTAACCATAGGTTTCGAATAAAGAGTGAAAATCAGCGCAAGCTGTACGAGACACAACACCAGTTTTAGTATTGGTGACAGTGTACGTTGCAGACGGCGCCATATATAGCTGCTTATTCGGCATACCTAGTTCTCCGCGTGGGGGTTACGATTTACCTGCAGTACCGGCGCCCTAAAGGCCGTATCGATAACAACAGTTTTATAATCGCCTCACGGCGATTGGACCAGGCTAAATCCTCTTTCTTCAAATGTCGAAGCCTACAGAAAGTAGACTTCGACACCGTCAGGCGAAGGAAGCAACGGTCAGCAAGGAGTCACTTGAAGTCGTGTGGAATCGAATCCCACACAACCTCTTGCAACTTCACTGACAATGCCACCTGGGGCAGAGAAGATCCCTCTATTTCGTAACCGACCTTTCGGTGATTACTAGAGACCTTCCCATATTCAGATTCACGTAGACAAAGGCCGGGAATTTATCCCAGCCATGAACCTCTTCACTAGCGTACCACACGATGAGATCATTGATCACGGCCAGTTCCGCAGGCGTAAAGCCTTCGATCCTGTCCATGAACAAAGGATCCGTCTTATGGTACGTATCGTAAGAAGGTTGTCCGTTCGTGAGCTGAACTTTAATCTGAGAGAGCTTATGCAGCTCATGAGCTCCAAAGCCAAGAGCGTACCACAATTTTGTTGCGATACGATCAGCTTTGCGGGCAGACATGTAAAATCCCTCATTACGAGAGATAATGACATGCTCAGATGAAGTAGAGAAGTGTATCATAGTAATTCCTAAAAGGTTGGTAAACGGAGAGAGG